GTCTGCGCTTGTTATTCTATCGAAGCCGTAACGCCCGAATATGCCACCATCTAATGCCATCTATTTCTTTTTAGTAGGTTTCTTTTTAATTTCTCTAAGAATTGGCTTAGGCTTTCTTGCAATCGCCTTCGATTCTAATAGCTTTTCAGCTTGCCCCTTTGGGTAGGTTACAGTTTCGCCAATATTATGATGACCCGTGCTGTTGTAGTGTGTGTTAATAACTATGTATTCATCCATAATTAAAGTATTAAAGGGGGCTGTTACACCCCCTTAATCAGTTTAAGAGTAGTTAACTATCTTAGCAATATCTGTGGCTATTACACCGTAGATACTAGCCGTTGCATCTAATACAGGAAAGGCTAATCTTTCTTCAGCTCTCACCGTGATTAGGTTAGTGGTTACGTTAGTCGCATCTTGCTCGAAGAAACGAATATCAATACCCATTCTATCAAATATCATTGCGTTACGTGTCCAATCAGCAACGAAATATTGCCCTTGTGTAACCGCGTTTGATTTGATTAATGGTACACCTAACAAGTTCAATTGGTTTGAGCTTGTGTCGATAGAAAGCCCACGTAAGTAAGCGTTAGTGCTGTCTTTCAAGTTGTACATTGTCAACCAATCTTTAGGGTGCAATAAGATACCGTTAGCTGCGTGGTTAGCGCTTTCTAACTGAACAACTGCTGACATTAACAAGTCTAAAAGTTGAGCGTTGGCATCCGCTTCCCAAGCTGCGAAGGCTGTAAAGTTGCCTGCTTTTGAAAGTCCGCCTAAGTTAGGAGTTGAACCGTCGCCATATAAGAACTGCGCATCTTCTTCTTCTCTAATGTCTTTTTGCAACATATTAGGAAGGAAAGAACGCAATGTACTCATGTCATCAAGCAACTGCATTGAAATTCTTACAAAGCCCGCAATAGTTTCAACTGGTGCATCGTATGCTGTAAAATCTCTGTCGATTTGTGGCTTAGCGCTACCTTCTGAAACAGTACTAACAGCTCCTTCTCCCGCTATTTCACGAATGAAACGCATAGTATTAGAGCTTGTTGAGCCTTGTCTGAATAGCTGCCTTGTGTACATCGACCTTCTAGCAATCTCTACGATTGAAGGTATGTAATCGGCTGCAATAACTTCGTTTGTTAAGCTCGCGCTTGTGGTCATTGTACCAACGGTTTTACCCGTAATGTTATTCAATTTAAGGCTTAACTTATTGCCCCCATTTTGAAACAATTCTTTGATGTTTCCACCTTTTTCGGCTATTGACTTCTCAAATTCCGAAGCGAATAAACCCGCTGTTGATTTGGTAGAACCTTCCTTTTGAAACTTCTTAAACTCAACGTCCATTTTCTCATAAGCTCCTTCTAATTTCTTAGACTTCTCGCTTAGTTCGTTGGTTAATGTTTCGATTTTAGCAAACGTATCTTTGTCGATTACGTTGTCAAATTTCTTTTCAGCTGTCTTATTTGTTTCTTCAATATAAGACTTTAGCTGCTTAATACCTGCTTCTACTTCTCTTTCAAGCTGTACAGGAGTCACGAATTCTTCACTCATGTGATTGATTTTAATTAATTGATAAAAATTTTGCTTTCCAATCAATCGGCTTCAATTGCTTGAGTGCTTTTCGCGGCTCTTCTTGAAGTGATAAGGTAGGAGTATATTGATTTGAACCGAATATTACGGCGCTAATCTCAAATAGTTGTTGCTCTTTTACCGCGAAGAAATAGTTTAACTTTTCGGCTTCTGATCTGTTAATTACTTCGGGTAGGTATTTGTTCCAATTGGCGTAGGCTTCGTTGTCGCTGTCGTCATTCATTGCAAGCTCAATCTTAATATATTTTAGACCTATTGAATGCTGCTTTACTTCGCCGTTAGCGTACAATGTAGCCATCTTAGCATCGTAAACAGGAGCTATCTTAGCAGCTACTACTTGCGTAGTGCCTACCATGTCATAGCCTAATTGCTTAATTGGTATTTCTTTTATTTCAACACCCATATTACGCGCAAATATGGCGCTTGGTGTATGGTCATGGTTTACAAGTATCGGCACTTGGTTTCCGCGCTCTTGCACGGTCTTATCGAAGCTACCGCGCATAGATACATCTTGATGCGAGTCTAAGAAGCCTACCGAATTACCTACTATTTCGTAGATGCCACTTTCACCCGTGCCGTCGGCCTTAGTAGCTGTTGTCTTGGTGTACCGTGGCGCTGAATAGACCGCGTCACAAGTTTTAAGCTGCCCTTTTTTAGCTTTTAAAATAGCTGCTTTGTTCGCTTTCACGAAATCTAAGCGCTTTTCTTCGTCTATTTCTAACAGCTCTTTTAGTATCATTTCTTTACTAATTCTTGACGTTTTAGCGCATCTAGCTTAGATTGTAGTTGCATTTCTGCTTCCTTTTGCTTAGCCGTCTTTTTCTTTGCCATACTACAAATATAGTTAAGAAAAAATATTATTCGACGAATTGGTAAAATTGATAGTCGTAAAAAGGTGGGCAGTCGCTTCGGCACTCCTGCCCTGAAGCGTTTTTGGTTTAAAGTGCAGTTCCGTCACACTACATTGCAGTTGTTTTACCGCCCACCGATGAGCCACAAAGATAACAACAAAAAAAACCCTACTCGTTAAAGTAGGGTCAAACTAACGAAAATGATAAGGAAATTACTATTTCTTTGTTCTGTTTAGTTTTTCAAAGTCTATACTGCCGAAATTATGCTTTTTCACTTTATAAATGCCGTCTTTATCTTGCTCCATTGGGATAGTATTTAGTAAGTCTTTGTTTGCTTTTTGGTTCGGTATTATTCGTTCTTTCATTGTTTTGTTTTAAAAAGCCGCGACTCGTAGCAATCGCGGCTAAGGTATTGAAGAATGAAAAGGAGTTTATTGTGTGACTGTTAAGTCTTTATTGTAAATGCGTTTTTTAAATTGCGGGTATTTCAATTGCAACTTTTTTACAAGATTTAAATATTCTTCATTGCTTGTAGTCATAAAATCAGCTCTCAACTTTTTTAACTCAATTTTAAATTCATCAGCTACTTTTTTTGAGTAGTTTTTTAAAATCCCTGAAAATTCATCTTTTGTAGACCCCATTATTTTACTAGCGCATACTCTGCCATAATAACCTTCGTGTCCAGTTTCTTGATTTTCAAGTAAAAAAGTCATTTTTAAATTTGATTTGCCACAACAATCGCAATCTGAAATTGAATCTGTTTTTGCTATTAGTTTGTAAGTGTTCATTGTTTTCGTTGTTTGATGATGTAAAAGTAATACACCAACCCAACCCACTAAAACTATTTCGACGAACTAAGGGTTTTCTTCGACCAATGTAGTAAAAGCGCCGAGCGGAGTTAAGCCCTTGCCGTCTTTTACATCAACTAGCTTCAACCCTTCGCGCTTAATACTCGCTATCTTGCATCTCAGCTTAAACTTCTTTACTCGCTGCCATACGTGACCATCTAAGCCCCTATCTAAGCTGTTAGTGTATAAGTTCCAACTAAGTTGCTCCAAAGCGTACTTAGTGTACACCTTACCAGCCCCGCACGGCTCACCTTCACGGTGGTTAGTGTAACCTGACCAATAATAAGTCTTTTCATTCTTTTCAAAGTAAATGTCTTTAAAACCTATAAAGTCATATTGTTGAGCTTGACGGCAAACGTAATCTAAGAACTTCTCATCAATGTAATCGTCACTACCTAGCATAATAGCAATGTCGAAATCTAAATGTTTTAACAACCCTATACCCGCTTGGAACTTATCCCATAGTGGCTTATTAGGGATTTTATACATAGCGCCGTGATCTAACAACTCTTGCAAGAACTCGCCATCTTCGTCTTTAGAATAACCATAAAGAAACTCAATAGGTAAGTGTTTCATCTTGTTGTAGCAATAAGCCACCGTATCTTGGCGACCGTGCATAGCTGTGCAAATAACTACTTTCATACGTTGTGCCATTTATTCTCTCTTAAATACCTTGCGGGGCTTCCTACATAAACACAATACGGCTTAGTTTCGGTTCTCTTCGTTATTACCGCACCCATGCCAACCATACAGCCTTGAGCCACGTTGCAACGTTGGTGAACGATTGAACCCATGCCCATATTAGCCTTCTCTCCTAACTTAGCGTGTCCACCAATGCAAACGTGCGGGCTAATTGTTACACCTTCGCCAATTACCGCGTCATGTCCTATGTGTACGCCTTTCATTATGAACACATCGTTATAAATTCGGGTTTCAAACTCAATACCGCTGTCTATTGTCACGTGACCCGTGATGGTCACATTGTCACCAATCAAAACGCCCTTGCCTTTATTCGGGTAGGTGTTTCGATGCTCAGGCGGTGCGCCAATAATGCAGTATGCCCCGATTGTTACGTGTGAGCCTAATGTTACGCCGTCGTAAATTATAGCGGTTGGATGGATGGTGTTCATTTGCTTATGTTTTCAATTAGTTCAATGCTTGCTTTTGCTTGTTATTTTCACGTATTCTTCGCTTTATCTGTTTGTTTTCTCCAAAAGTCCCCTTAATTCAAATACAAAAGAAATGTTTTCGACGAACTAAAGGTATTCTTAGATGAAATCGGGCGTTTTAAAAATAAGTCCACATCTGCATGAGATAAGATTTGCCGCACTCCCACTCGGATCGCCCGGATGCTGCATAAGTTGACCGCCAACAATAAAATCAGCGTCAATAGGAATGTAGTCGTTGCTATTCATTTCGTAGTGGTCTTCTCGAGTCCTGCTATCCTTGTAAGATAGCCACGCTTTTTGAACTTCTAACCCCGTACTTAATGCCCCTTGATAGCTCGCATGGTTAAGGCTTGTTATCGTTTCAGTTCGTGCTATAACTCGCGCTCTATTTCGTCGCATAGCTAACCATTTAGCGTCAACGCTCTTTGCAATTAACCGCTTTGTTTTCTCTATCCCGTAGCCGTTCTCTAAACCTTCTTGCACCGCTGCGCGAATAGCTTTCTCGGTTATGGTTCGGCTCACATCAGTAACGCCCGTTATCCTTGTGGCTACTTCTGTATCAATATAAATCTGTATCGCTTGCTCCCATTCTCCCTTGTTTTCAAAGGCTTTGTTCTCTGCCTTTAGTAGCTCTTTTCTAGTAGTTCGGTAGTACTTATAACCTAACTGCTTATAAAGTCTGTCATAGATGTCGTAAACAGGTTCAACGGGTATTAATTCGGGTAGTTGGTAGATTAATTCAGTTGGGTCGTATTTCTCGTTTGCCTTTAGTATCTTGTTTTTAGTCCTAGAGAAATAACCCGAAAACTTAGCCCGCCAAATCTCTTCATCAGACTTCATTTGGCTGTTGTATTGTCGCCCGCTAAATCGTGCCTTCGTAATCATTAAAAGCGTTGTTAATCTCTATTTCGTCCGAAGGGACAAGGCTAGTAGGTAGTAAGAACTTAGGCAATGTTTCGTCTGCTTTCTCTCCCATTATCTCTTGTTTCCTTTGGGTGCTTATCCAATAGGCTTTACTTAGCCAATCCACTTGCTTTGCTTTGTCCGCTTGCAGTACGTCAATGTTGGAAGTATCTTGATGGAAGGCTAGGTTCTCATCATAGGCCCTAACTATTGT